AATGCCCGTCGCCACCCCCAAGGTGGTACTGGCCGTGATTGGCTCCGTCATGTTTAATCCCAAAGTTGTACGGTCTGGGCCGTGGCCACCGGGACACTATCCGGCAATTCCACCGCCGTTCCGTGAGGTAAAAAAGGGCCGAGATCCGCCAGCCCCGGATTTGCCGCCAATACGATTTCCGTCATGCCCAGCGTGCGCCCGTAATGACGCCAGCACAGGGCGTCCACGGTGTCGTATTGATGGGCAAAGACTTTCATCAGATAAGCTCGACGGTCATATGAATGTCACCCTGCAAACGGCGCATGGCCCATTTGGCATCGCGCCACAGTTCATCAATGGCGCTTTCCATATCCTCCGCCCGTTTGGCTCCCGGCTTGGTGGCGTCAATATCCCGGTAATGCTCGGTCAGATTGGCCTTAATCACGCTAAACACCGCCCGGCGGTAGAGGTACAGCTTTTCACTGTCGCCGCCGATGGCGGGCGCGGGAACCTCGGCCAGTGAAGGGAAACCCATCGCCATTTGGCGCGCCTTATAGCCGTTCAGCTCCGCGTTCACCTCGCTGATAGCATTTAGGGCGGCATGCATCAGCCGATCCGGCGTCACGGTGCCGTCGGTGCGCATGGCTTCCTGATAGTGGTTAAGATCAACATCCGGCCAGAACGGGGTATTTGTGATAACGCCCTGTTCTGTGCTTGCCTGTTCTGGCGCAATAAAATTCATGACGTCCTCTTTAGGGTGGGCGGTGGACGGGGTTTTGATACGGCCTTAGCCGGTCGCCACCCCGTGCCGCCCCGCGCGTGGGCACGTTCTGTCAGCCTTTTTGGGCCTTGCGGATCGCTGTTTCCAACTGACCCAAGTCCTTTTTCACCCCAATGTTTTCATTGAGTTGAAACGCCCGGCTTAAATGGTCATAGGCCAATGCCGGCTGATTATTATCACGACGGCAATACCCTAAAATTTTGTGTAGCTTGGCGCGCACTTCGTCCGGCATATCCGCTGATCCCGTCAGGTCTAGCGTTCGCTGCAGGTTGGCCACATCAACCGGCTGTTTTGCGGCGTAGGCTTTGGCGGCGGCATCGGCAATTTCCTCCACAATCGCGCAGGCGGTTTTACGGGCATAACGCTTGGGCATCACCAGTCCGAAACGCAGCGCATAATCCGCAATGTCTAACGCGCCAGCGTAATCCCCGGCATCGATACGCCAGATCATCACGGTCATCAGCACGTCGTCCTGAACGCCTTTGCCGTTAGCCAGTGCCCCGGTTACCCAGGGCGCATAGCGCGGCAACAGCTCCCGCTTAACCTCGCCTTTCTTCTCGGTGGATTGAATCCCCTTTAAACGGCGCTGGTCCTCTTCAAGCTGCAGCAACATCAGGTTATAACCGGACAGATGGCGGGAGGGAGAGCCGCCCAATCGGGCGGACTCTTCAGCCTGAACGCGCATCACATGCCGACGTGCCGGGCTAAGTGACATACTTATGCCTCCGCGCCTTCAGTTTCCGCTGTTGCAGGGGCGGCGACCTTTTCAGCCACAGCAGCGACCACCGGCGTAAAATCGCCCAGCGCGATGTTTTCAATCAGGCAGACGCCGCGATAGTCTTCAACCACATAGGCTTCGTTAACCGATTCAAAGTTTTCGATGCGATCGCGTTTGGGGTTGTCGATGATGGAGCGACGGCGGGTATTTTCCTGCCAGTAGATGGATAGGTTATCCAGACGGGTGATCATTAGCGCATTGGCCGGGAAGTACGGCGCGCGGATCGCCTGCAGGCCACCCATGCGTTTTTGGCTAATAATCATATCCGCCGAGATTTTTTCGCTATTGGGCTGCTCTTTGTTGACCAACGGGAAATATTTATCGGACAGCAGCGCCCGACCACAGAGCACCACCAGTTCATCATCGTCCTGATAGACCGGATCGATCATGTTATCCACAGCATCCATCACCAGGGCGTCAAGGTTGTTGTAATCCCCCGCCTTACCGACCCGCACCACGGCGGACACGACGGTACCGGCAGCATCGGTAATTTTCGCCAGCACCCGTTCCGGTGCGTCCTGGCGGATTTTTTGCGGCCACCCGACGTTGACATCCTGCAGCATGGTATGAGTGGCACGATTGGAGGTCTTTTCGCGTTTCAGACCGTTAAAGCCGATCATGATGCGGTCCAGCGCCTGACGCTGAATGATGGCGTTACGAATGCGCAACTGAAAATCCTGAAACTTGGCCCACATATCCAACTTGGGGTAGGTCAGCGCGGTGTCAAAATTGGTCTGCTCGCATTTGTATTCGATATCGTTTAACGCCGTCGGATCGGTCGGTTCCCGGTCTTTTTCCGTGGTATTGGTGGTACCGGCAATGGTGCTGCCGACGCCCAGCCCCAGCAGTTGCCCGGACTGTTCCGGCACCGGCACCACGTTGACCAACGTTAAAAACGCCTGCGACTGCTGGATCTCGTCTTCCAGTGTTTGGCCCACCGTCGGCTCCACGCTGAATTTGCCGGATAGCTCGTCCACACCAATCTGATTAATTTCAGCCAGACGCGTCAGGTAGGCGTTGTATTTAAAGCGGGTTTCTTTTCTCATGCGGGTAAAGCTCCGTTAACAATTGGTCTGGTCTACCGGGGCATTGCTGCCGCCGGTGGCACGTTGGCGAAACGTCCGGTTGCGATCTTCCGCCGTCAGCCTGCCGGTCAGGTCGTCAAGTTGGGTGCCGAACTGCGCCACCCGCCCTTCCAGCTCTGTGATTTTTTCCGCTGCGACCGTCAGCAGTTCCACATTGCCCGCCGTGCGTTGATGTTCCATTGCCAACAGCTCTACCGCCTGATGCACATCGTTAAAACGCGCGTCGTCGCTGCCCTGTTTTTTGGCAAACAGGGCTTTGATGGTGGAAAACAGGGTGGGTTTAGGTTCATTGACGTCTTCAAATTCGATCCGCGTCGCTTCCGCAACCGAAAACAGGTTCTCGGGGGACTGCTTACGTGCAGCAAGCGGGTTTTGTTTGGCGCTGGCGCTAAATTTCAGCATTTCCGTGCCCAGGCTGGCCGGATCGTCCGTCACCGCCAAACCGACCAGATACGCCTGATTGGTTTCGGCAAACTTGGGATTGATCTCCATGGAGGTGTAGACCTTCTGCCCGGCAGCAGTCATCGCCACCAAATCCGCCGTGGGGCTGATTTCGGCATATAGCCCCATTTTTCCCGCCAGCGGGCCGTCCGCGATTTCTTCGGCGGTTAACGCCAACACGTCACCGTAACGGCGGAAAGGACTATCCGGCGTATAGCCTTTGATGTGCTCCATGTTGATGCGCGCGCCATAGACCGCCGGGTTATAGCTCTCCGCCATTTGCGTCAGCCATTCGCGTTCGATGGCGCGCCCGTCGGTGGTCGCCCCTTCAACGCCCACCCGAAAGCGCTTGGATTTTGTTGCCATGGTTCAGGCTCCAGTCAGTGTCTTAAACCGTTAATGTGTTTAGAGCCTGTATGGTTGCGGGATCGGCATAGGGAGACAATGAGGGGTGATTGTGCGGCTGGCCACACAATGGGCGGTAGGGGAGAGTCCGCGCGGGTGCCGGTAGTCTGGCGCCATGAATATGACGACCGCTAACACCGACCTCGACCCCCGCCGTCAGGCTATGTTCCTGTACTTTCAGGGGTTACGCATCGCCCGCATTGCTGAAATGCTTGGGGAGAAAGTTGCCACCGTACACAGTTGGAAAAAGCGCGACAAGTGGGACGGCATCGGCCCGCTTGACCAGATGCAATTGACCACCGCCGCACGCTATTGCCAGCTCATCATGAAGGAGCAAAAAGAGGGGCGGGATTTTAAGGAAATCGACCTACTGGCCCGGCAGTCGGAGCGCCATGCCCGTATCGGCAAATACAATAACGGCGGCAACGAGGCCGATCTCAACCCCAAGATAAGCAGCCGCAATGTCTGATCGCGCCAGCAGCCGGGAAAGAATGCTTTTAGCGAAGCACAGATCGAAAAACTGGAAGCGGTATTCCAGTCTTCGTTATTTGAATATCAACGCAATTGGCTGCGCGCGGGCCTGCAGCACCGGATCCGCAATTTACTGAAATCGCGCCAAATCGGGGCCACCTATTTTTTTGCCCGCGAAGCGTTAATGGATGCCCTGACCACCGGGCGCAACCAGATTTTTCTCTCGGCCAGTAAAGCCCAGGCGCATGTTTTTAAACAGTACATTATCGAATTTGCCCGGGAAGTGGACGTGGAGCTAAAAGGCGACCCCATGACGTTGGCAAACGGTGCGTGTTTGTATTTTCTCGGCACCAACGCCCGCACGGCACAGAGCTATCACGGTAACCTGTATTTAGATGAATATTTTTGGATCCCACGCTTTCAGGAACTGCGCAAAGTAGCGTCCGGTATGGCGCTGCATAAAAAATGGCGGCAGACCTACTTTTCCACCCCGTCCAGCCTGACCCATACCGCGTACCCGTTCTGGTCCGGCGCATTGTTTAATCGGGGCCGGGCCAAGACCGACAAAATAGACATCGACTTGACGCACAAACACTTAGCACCCGGCGTGCTATGTCCCGACGGTCAGTATCGGCAAATCGTCACCATTGAAGACGCGGTGCGCGGCGGCTGTAACCTGTTTGACCTTGACCAGTTGCGCCTGGAGTACAGCCCCAACGATTACCAGAATTTGCTGATGTGCGAATTTATGGACGATCTGGCCTCGGTATTCCCGTTGAGCGATCTGCAGGCGTGCATGGTGGACAGTTGGGAAGTATGGAGCGACGTGCAATCGCTGGCGATCCGGCCCTACGGCTATAACCCGGTATGGATAGGGTACGACCCGGCTAAGGGAACCACCAATGGTGATAGCGCGGGGTGCGTGGTTATTGCGCCGCCGCTGGTACCCGGCGGCAAGTTCCGCATCCTTGAGCGTCATCAATGGCGCGGGCTGGATTTCCGGGCGCAATCCGAGGCCATCAAAAAACTGACCGAATGCTACAACGTGACCTATATCGGCATCGACTCCACCGGCGTCGGCCACGGCGTCTATCAGAACGTCAAAAGCTTTTTCCCCGCGGTGCGTGAGTTTGTTTATAACCCCAACGTGAAAAACGCCCTGGTGCTGAAAGCCTACGACATTATCAGCCACCGGCGCCTGGAATTCGACGCCGGGCACACCGATATCGCCCAGTCATTTATGGCGATCCGCAAGGCCATGACTGCCA